GGCTGGTGACCTGAACATCAACTTGCGGCCCTTTGGCGGGAGATTCTGAGTGGCCATCAACCTAAAAGCCATCACATCTTGCATTGGCTACGAGCAGATTACATCTCTGTCGGCATCAACAGGGCTTAACGCACCGACTACAGACGCTAACGGGCTTTCTTGTCGACCTTCGTTTGCGCTGATCAGTTGTGAAGCTGCTGCCGTGCGGTGGCGGGATGATGGAAACGCGCCTACAGCGTCGATCGGCATGCCTCTTGCAGCCGGCGTGACCCTGCAGTACGACGGCGACATATCCCGAATCCGTTTTATTCAGCAAAGCGCTGGCGCCAAGTTGAACATCTCCTACTACGCCTGACGCCATGTACGTCTACAACGATGTGCCAGACGAGTTGTCTTGGCCGCTGCACAAGAAGCTCGCGCACAAAATCGCTGGGTGGTACAGGCGTTTTGTGGTACAAGTCAAACTGAAATTCCTCGCGTAAGGACGCATCATGGAACTGTTGAAACCCCTGGCTGACTCCTCCTTTGCTGCTCAGACTGCAGCGTTCACCGGCACTGCGGCCAGCACGACCGGATGGCCTGCTGGCCCTCAAGGCGTGGTGATCTGGACTACCTCGCCCGCGTATGTACGTGTGGGTGAGGGTGTGACGGCTACAACGTCGGACACTCCGATCCCGTCTAACACGCCGATTCCGTTTGCGGTGCCTGCTGGCACGGGGGCTACCTGGCGTGTGAGCGCCATTCAGATCTCCGCCGGCGGCAGCGTGTACGCCAAGCCCATCAACATCCAGTGAGTTGATATGCCTTTCTTCGGCATTCCTATTCGAAATGGCTTGCCGATTGGCCTTGGGTCTTCGGCTGGGATCAACGCCTGGTCGCCTGGCTACGCGTCGCTTGATCTGACGTTTGCCGGGGCAACCACCCTCGACCCCCGCATCACCTTCTCCCGCACCAGCAACGCCACGCTGACGGACAGCAATGGCCGGGTTGCTTACGCGCCGCACAACCTGCTGACGAACTCGGAGGACTTTGAGGCTGCTATATGGCAAAAGTTTTCCGCCACAGTCACTTCAAACACGGCGGTTGCTCCAGACGGCACTACGACTGCTGACTTGCTTACAGGCACTGCGGTTTCTCAGCGTTTACAGCAAACTTTTACTGCTGGTGGAGCAATCAACACGTATTCTTTATACGTTAAAGCACCGCCATCTGGAACCTTTACAGGTTGCAGTCTGCTTCTTTTTAACGTCACTACATCGTCTGTTGTGGCGCAAGCGAGATTTAGCGGCGCTACGTTTACTGCTCCAGCAAGCGGATTGGCTACATCTGCGTTTGTCTCTGATGGTTGGTACAGGATTGCTCTGACCAATACATCTGGCGTTACTGCTGGAAACAGCGTCGTTGCCTACATCTACACGGATAACGACACAGGAAGCGGAACTCAGTGTTTGCCAACACAGGCGGCGTAGCGCCAACGGGGTACACATCAGCCTTTGGCACTGGAACGTCTGCTCCAAGCGGTACGGCCAGCAATGGCGACGTTATCTACACGCAAACAGCCACAGCGCAGAGACCGTTCTTTTCACTAAGCCTGACAACTGTTGTTGGTGTTGTTTATACGCAGTCAATAACCATTACGGCTGCTTCTGGTGTTTCGGCGTCACAGGTCTTAGGTGTTTCAGGAATTACGCCTACTTACACGCTTAACGGCGTATCAATTCTGACGTCTACACCGGTCACCCCCGGTATCTTGACTGCAACGTGGACTGCTGTGGGAACAGCGTCGGATGTTCGGTTTGGTATTGGTGTTTCAGGAAACGCTACAGGGTCAATTTCTTTCCATTCGGCGCAGGTTAACACCGGCTCCACCACTCTGCCCTATAGCAGCATCTATCTGCCGCCGAGCTATAACAGCACAACACCCAAAAATCTCCTTGGCTTCACGCAGGAGTTTGACAATGCGGCGTGGACGAAGAGCAACTCGTTCGTGCAGACGAACCTGCTGACTTGGAGTGAGCAGTTTGATAATGCGGTGTGGACGAATAACACGCTAGTAACCGCAAACACTGGACTTGCTCCTAATGGCACAACAACCGCTGACACGTTAACTTCCAACGGAACTCAAAGCAACCTTGGATTTTCAATTTCTTCTGTATCTGGCGCTCAATACACATTAAGCGTTTACGTTAAATATACAAATAATCAGTGGGTAATACTACAGTTGTCTGACACTGGAGTTACGGACAGAGCCCGTGCTTGGTTTGATATTCAAAATGGAGTTGTTGGCACAACTGCTGTTACGGGCGGTGGCGTTATTATTTCACGCAGCATTACTGCGCAAGGCAACGGATGGTATCGTTGCACGTTAACTGCAACAAATCCAGTTACTACGCTTTACACATATTTTCCAATATTAGTCTGGGGCGCTCAACTAGTCCAAGGCTCCGTCCCCGGCGATTACCAAGTCACGACCTCTGCTGCTGCGGCGGTGCAGTACAGCGATCCGAACGGGACTCGGACGGCGGATAAGTTGGTTGAGGATGCGGCTGCCTCGCAGCATCTAGCTCTGCAGTCAATAACCGTAGCCGTTGCGCCATACAACTTTTCTGTGTATGCCAAAGCTGCGGAACGTAGCCGCTTTACTATTCGATACGGGTCTATTTCTCCTGCCGACAATGCCACTTTTGACCTTTCAACCGGTTTAGTTGTAAGCGGGACAGGCACTATTACACCTGTTGGGAGCGGTTGGTATCGCTGCTCTGTTATCTCAACTCCGTCAACGGCCCATACGTCTACAACCCGCAAGCAGCGCCCACCAGCACGGCCTACTACGGGCCGAGGTTTGACTACAACCCGACGACGCTGGCGGCTAACGGGCTGCTGATTGAGCAACAGTCAACCAATGTATTGTTGCAATCTGAGAACTTCTCTGCGGCAAGCTGGAGCAAGTCTGGTATTACGCTGACTCCATCAGTCATCGTTGCCCCAAATGGTTCTGTGTCTGCATCGCAAGTAACGGCAACAGCTTCTGGATACATTCTTCAAACTTCAACAGCCGTAAACGGAGCAAACGCCACCGTCAGTTCATCCATTTACATAAGAAACGTTGACTGCATTTCTACCGACACGTTGACTATTAACATGTCTGATGGAGTCGTTGGATCGGTTGGCATGACTTTCAAACCGTTTGATGGGTCATTTACACCCGTTGCGGCAGCATCTTGGTCAAATATATCTCGCAATGTCACTAACGTAGGCAATGGATGGTGGCGCATCACCTTGTCTGGGACTACTACTCAATGGACAAGCGGTTGGCTTGAAGTGGCTAATGGTGGTTTTGGTCGTTCGTATGCACTTTGGGGCGCTCAACTAGAGCAAGGCGGGTTTAGTACGTCCTACATCCCCACAGTAGCCTCCCAAGTCACCCGAGCAGCGGACAATGCGTCGATGCTGGGGGATAACTTTGCGACTTGGTATCGGCAGGATCAGGGGACGTTGTATACCTCTGTAGCGCCTTTGCATGCGAATCAAGGGGCTGGAAGAGTTGTGCATCAGTTTGGAAATGCCGCAAACACCGCTTACCTCAGAGTTCGATCTGATAATGCGTCAACAAACTTTTTTATCGCTGGCGCTGGAAACTCTGCCAATATTTATTTTGGCGGAGGAGCTTTTGTAGCAAACGTGTATAAAAATATTGCATGCGCTTATAACTTTAATGATTCCGCTGCTACTGCTACTGGCGCCACCCCAGTTACAGACACTTCTGTAGATATTCCGGTATGTGAAGTGTTTGGAATTAGCGGCAATTACAGCATGGTAATAAAAAGTATTGCCTACTACCCCACGCGCCTTGCTAACGCAACTCTTCAGAGCATCACAGCATGACCGACGAAACCCTAATTGAAATGGCTCTCAAAGCCAACTTTGCCCGCTCTGAAAATGGCGACTGGGTTTGCACTACGGAAAAGCTCAAGCGCTTTGCCGCTATGGTTGCCACTGCTGAACAAGACGAATGTGTGAAGATGCTTGAATACTGCGCGACGTTGGACCCTAACTATGTAGGTGTTGCGAATGCGTCAATAGACGAAATCCTTGCGAGGAACCCATGACCGACACCTTTGACAGTTCACTGCGGTGGACATGATCGGCACGATCTACGAGCCTGCGCCTGATCCGGTGCCTGAGAACTACAAGCCACTGCCGTACACGGGCTACCACGCCAACGTGCGCAACATCGGCCCAGCGCCTGTGCTGGATGTGTTCTTGGTAAACCCAACTCCCGTAACTCCTCTTCGTGTGTGGGCGTAAATCATGGCCGACCAAAAAGTCTCTGACCTGCCAGCGCTGATTGGTGCTAATGTTGCGCCGGGCGATTTGCTGTACATTGTTGATTCATCCGCTGGTACAGCAGGATCGAAAAAAATCACCGTTGGCGAGTATCAACTTGCGCCATATGACGCAGCAACAGCAACCGCGATTGGTTATCTTGACGCGTCAAAAACCCTGACATTCAATTCGTCGTTTGTGTTTGACGGCACAAACATGGGACTTGGTGTTTCCAGTCCTGCGGCCAAATTTGATCTTGGTGGTGATTACAAAGAAAAAGTTAACACTGCCAACACTGGAACAGCGTACACTATCAGTTTGTCAGACGGCACAATTCAGATTTTGACATTGACTAGTAATTGCACGTTTACCTTTCCCACTGCCACTGCTGGCAAATCATTTGTTATTTTGCTTAAGCAAGACGGCACAGGGGGCCGAACAGCTACATGGCCAGCAGCAGTCAAATGGCCCGGTGCGGCAAGCCCTGTGGTAACGTCAAGCGCCAACAAAATGGACAAGTTTGTGTTTACTGCTGATGGCAGTAGTTGGTTTGGTAGCAGCGCGGGTCAAAACTATTCTGTTTAACAGATATGTTTAGCTCTAACACATCTCAAGATATTCCTGCAAGTCAACAGGAATATACCACGCCTGGTACTTATTCTTGGGTTTGCCCGACCAACGTCACAAATGTTTCCATAGTTTGTATTGGTGGTGGTGGCGGTGGTGGTGGATATGGTGCTCCTGATGCAAATAATAACGGCGGAGGAGGGCAAGGTGGTGCCGGTGGTGGACTTGGGTACAAAAACGGTTATCCTGTAACTCCTGGCACTTCGTACACAGTTGTAGTAGGTTCTGGCGGCACTGCGGGTAGCCCATATAGCCAAGGAAATAATGGCGGAGATTCTTATTTTGTCTCAACAAGCGTAGTAAAAGGCGGTGGTGGTAGTGGTGGTTACGCTGGCGTAAGTGGTGCAACGTCTTATGCTTCCGGAGGAACTTATACAGGTGATGGCGGGGGTAGTGGTGGAGGCACCAACGGTAACTATGGCAGTGTTCAAGCGGGTGGCGGCGGTGGGGCCGGCGGCTATTCCGGTGCGGGGGGCTTAGGCACAGGAGATGTAAGAACATACCCTAGCCCTGGAACTGCACCAACAGCAGGAAGCGGCGGGGGCGGTGGTGGTGGAGCTGCGCCGTCTAATGGATCCGGTGCAGGCGGCGGCGGGACTGGGTTACTTGGTCAAGGAACTAGCGGGGCGGCTGGTACTGTGTCCGGTAGTACAGGTAATGGCGGCGGCGGTGGATCTTCTGGTTCTACAGGGACAAGTTCTAACACGTCAACATACATTGCTGGAAACGGCGGCGCGTATGGTGGGGGTGGTGGCGGAGCTTCGGGATTGGATTTGTTGGGTACTGCTGCTGCCGGAGCATCCGGGGCCGTTCGCATAATTTGGGGGTATGGTAGAGCGTTTCCTTCTTCTAACACTGGCAACGTCTAGCATTGCTTGCACCGTAAATTTTTAAGTGCTACCATAAAACGTACTGGCCCGATGACCAGGTTTTCTTAAGGCCCACACATGAGCCAAGAAGTCGCAGCGGAGATCGACACCGCACAAGCCGCACCGGAACCCACGGCAGTTACGGAAGCGAATCCTGTTGAACAACAGGGCACTGAGCCGGAAGTCGAACAACAGACGAAGACGTTTACTCAAGAAGAGTTGGACGCCATCGTCAAGAAACGGCTTGATAGAGAGCAGCGTAAGTGGGAGCGTCAACGGGCACAGCAGCCCGTGGCTGAGCAGTCTAGGCAACTACCGTCTGCAGAGCAGTTTGAATCGACTGAAGCCTACGCGGAAGCGCTGGCAGTTCAGAAGGCCGAACAGCTACTTGCACAGCGGGAGATGCACAAGCAGCACACCGAACTGCTGGAGGCTTATCACGACCGTGAGGAGCAAGCTAGGGACAAGTACCAAGACTTCGAGCAAGTCGCGTACAACCCCAAGCTGCCCATCACGACCGTCATGGCTGACACCATCCGTGCATCTGAAGTTGGCCCCGACGTAGCGTACTACCTCGGCACCAACGTCAAGGAGACGGAACGTATCGCTCGCTTACCGCCCATCCTGCAAGCCAAGGAAATTGGGAAGATTGAAGCCAAACTGGCCGACAATCCGCCCGTCAAACGAACCACATCTGCGCCAGCACCCATCACACCTGTAACGGCCCGTGGCAGCAACAACAACCCGTCCTTTGACACGACTGACCCACGTTCCATCAAGAACATGAGTACGTCGGAGTGGATTGAAGCTGAACGAGCCCGCCAGATGCGAAAGATGCAAGCTCAGGCAACTCGCTAAATTTGAAAGGAGCCCGCTGTGGCCAATAGTATTCTGACCATTGACATGATCACCAGAAAGGCTCTGGAGATCTTGGAAAACAACCTGGTGATCACGCGCAACGTGAACCGCCAGTACGACGACAGCTTCGCTGTCGAAGGGGCCAAGATCGGCTCCACGCTGCGTATCCGCTTGCCGGACCGCGCTCTGGTGACTGACGGCGCCGCCCTGCAAGTGCAGGACGACAACGAGCAGTTCACGACCCTGACGGTCGCCTCGCAGAAGCACATCGGCGTGAACTTCACGTCCGCCGAACTGACGATGCAGTTGGACGACTTCGCAGATCGTGTACTGAAGCCTCGTATCAGCCAGTTGGCCGCCAGCATCGACGCTGACGTCGCCAACGCCTTCCGCACCATCGGTAACTCCGTGGGCACCCCCGGCACCACGCCGGCCACCTCGCTGGTTCTGCTGCAAGCTCAGCAGAAGCTCAACGAGAACGCCGCTGTGATGTCGCCCCGCTACGCTACCGTCAACCCGGCTGCCAACGCCGGTCTGGTGGAAGGCATGAAGGGCTTGTTCAACCCGACCGACACCATCAGCAAGCAGTTCAAGAACGGCATGATGGGCACTGGCGTGCTGGGTTTCGACGAGATCAATATGTCTCAGTCGATCAAGCAGTTCACGACCGGCACTCGCGGCGCAACGGGTAACACCACCTCTGCAGCGGTTACCGCTGAAGGCGCGACCTCCATCGCGCTGACCGTGGCGTCTGGTGCCACCATCCGCGCTGGTGACGTGTTCACCGTGGCTGACTGCTTTGCGGTGAACCCGCAGACCCGTGAGTCCACCGGCTCGCTGTTCCAGTTCGTGTCTCTGACCGATGTCACTGCCAGCGGCACCGCCGTTACCGTGACCGTGGCTCCGATGTACTCGGCCAACCACGCGCTGGCCACCGTAAACAGCCTGCCTGGCAACAGCAAGGCTGTGGTGTTCGTGGGTGCTGCATCTACGCAGTACGCTCAGAACTTGGTGTACCACAAGGATGCCATCACGTTCGCCACCGCCGACCTGCTCCTGCCGCAAGGCGTGGACATGGCCAGCCGTGCCGTTCACAATGGCATCAGCCTGCG